ATTAGCGATACCCGCTGCACCAGCAGTTCCTGTAGTTGGCTTTGCACCCATGCCAGCTTGAGTGCTTGGCTTAAAGTTGTGCTCCCAACCCGAACCGGGATTTTTTAGCTTGGCTAGATAGACGTTGATATCTTGCTCAACGCCGCCGTCAAGCACTTTAAGACTGCCATCATCAGCTTTTTTCAGCTTGCCTTGCATAAGCTGCAACATCTGATCAGAGCTGATTGCACCAGCTTGGTTGATGGCAGACAATGCAGACGTTTTCATCGCTGCTGTTTCGTTAGAAGCCCGAAGATCCGCCAGCTTCTGCTCTAGTTCAGCAATTTGCTGGTCCTTGGCTTGAGCAGTTTTGTTGGCGTCTTCCCAAAGATCTTTCCACTGGCCTTGATCTTCCAGCGTTTTACGGCGCTGCTCGTCTTGTTTCTTGTAGACCTCATCCAACTTGCCTTTGATGCCTTGAAACTTTTCCTCGGCTTCAACGGCACGTTGCTGAAGCGCTTGAATTTGCTGCTCGTAAGCAGAAACATCAACAGCAGGAGTTTCAGTCGCAGCCACGGGCTGTTCAGCAGACACCACTGGCGTCTCCTGGATGACTTGTTCTTCCATTATTAGAAGTGAGTTTACTCTTCTACTTTACTAGCCTTTGCTTTTTTGGCGGCAGGCTTTTTTGCCGCAGGCTTTTCTTCTTTTTTGGGAGGATTGATTTCCTCAAAACGGAGTCCCATGGGAACGAAAGCTATGACACCTCTACTGTACCGCCCTCTTGAGTCTCTGCTGCGGTAGGCAAAATCTCGCCTTGAACCAGCATGTCGCGGAACTCTTCACGGCTAATTACCTGATCTTCAAATAGCTGGCCCATCGCCGCAATGTCCTGACCAATCAGTCTTTGCAGGTCAAAATCGCGACTAATCTTCACTTCAGGTGGCTCAAGACCTAAGTAATCAGCAGCAATCTCATAGGACTTCTGCAGCCCAGACTCCAAATCCATCGACACCATCGACAGCATCGAGTTGGTGTCAATGCGATCTAAACGCCGTGCGTCAGCAGACTCAGCAACAAATTTTTGTTGGCTCAGCGTGCTGATACCCAACGTCGCCATTTGCTGCTGCAACTCTTGGATTTCCGATGATTGCGCTTCAAACGCGCTTGCCGCAGGCTCCACGTAATAGACCTTGTTACCCGGCTGGGTCGCCATCGCGTAATT